ACCACAACTTACCCATACGGTAACTTTGATTAATTAAGCGGGGGCTTCGGCCCCCTTCTTTGGTTTTAAAGGAGATTAATCATGGCAGTACAAACTGATGTAAAAAGTGCGCACCTTAGCGCGACTGGCTCTTACTATGTAGGTCGAACACGACTAAAGGGTATCGTTGTATCCCCCAAAGCTAGTACCACCGCGACATTTGAAATTAGAGATGGTAGCTCTACGGGTAACGTGCTTTACACGATGGATATTGCCAGTCTGGGCACCCCGAATACGTTCTATATTTTAATTCCCGGCGAAGGTATTTTGGCCTCTACAGGTTTATATCTAACGACAAGTACGGGCACAGTAACTGGAATCACGGTGTTCTATGGCTAAGTCAGCAGCATGGACAAGGAAAGAAGGCAAGAACCCGAATGGCGGCTTGAACGCCAAAGGGCGAGCCTCTGCCAAGAAAGAAGGGCACAATTTGAAACCGCCCCAACCCGAGGGCGGCAGCAGGCGAGACTCCTTCTGCGCCCGGATGAAAGGCATGAAGTCGAAGCTCACGAGCGCCAAGACCGCAAGCGATCCGGATTCGAGGATTAACAAGTCTTTGAGAGCATGGAACTGCGCTGATGGTGGGTACGTTACCAAAGCCGATGGTTGCGCCACCAAAGGCAAAACGAAAGGCAGGTTTGTGTAATGGATTTAAACACTATCTGGTCTGCTGGACTTTCTGTTTTGATGGGAGCTTTGTGGTTCTTTATCAAAGAGAAGTTTGAGGATGTCAAACGAGTTGAGCGTTTGCTCAACACAACCCGTGAGGAGATGGCCCGTGATTATGCAACTAATTCAGAAGTACAAAGAGTTACTGACCACATTGACCAGCGGTTTAACCGCCTTGAAGCAAAAATTGACCAGCTTATTCAAGCGGGAAAATAATGCCGAGCACAAGTAAAAAACAACACAGTTTCATGGAAGCGGTGGCCCACAATCCAGCGTTTGCCAAGAAGGTAGGAGTCCCGCAGTCTGTGGGCAAGGATTTTTCAACTGCCGACAAAGGCAAAACTTTTAAAAGAGGTGGTGATATGGCTACAAAGAAAATGAACCCGTTTGCTAAATTTGAAAAATCTGGCAAAGATGTTGAGAAAAAAGGCATGAAAGAAGGCTCTAAAGCTGACATGGCTATGGACAAAAAACAAATGATGGGTATGAAAAAAGGCGGCATGAAGAAGATGGCTGCTGGCGGTTACACAAGCGCGGCTGACGGTATTGCTTCCAAAGGCAAAACAAAAGCCAAACAGATTGTCATGTCTGGTAACAAGGGCATGAAAAAAGGCGGCATGGCCTGCTAAATCATGAGACCATCCCGTGGTATGGGGGACATCAACCCCTCAAAAATGCCCAAAGGCGTAAAAAAAGCACGCCGGGACAACACCGATTTTACCCAATTCAAAGAGGGTGGAAGTGTGAATGCTGCGGGAAACTACACAAAACCAAGCCTTCGCAAGAAGATTGTGTCTCAGGTCAAAGCAGCGGCTACCCAAGGTACTGGTGCAGGTCAGTGGTCAGCAAGGAAAGCACAGCTTGTTGCTAAGAAGTACAAGGCAGCGGGTGGGGGTTACAGAGATTGAAAGCGCCGCAACAGTCTTTAAAAAACTGGGGCGACCAGAAGTGGCGTACCAAATCAGGTAAGCCATCTTCTAAAACTGGTGAGAGATACTTACCAGAAGCGGCAATTAAATCTTTATCCCCCGCAGAATATGCGGCGACAACAAAGGCCAAGCGCAAAGGTAAAGCAGCGGGTAAGCAGTTTGTGGCTCAACCCAAAAATATAGCAAAGAAAACAGCGGGGTACAGATAATGGCCGAGAAGTGGATTCAAAACGCAATTAAAAAGCCCGGAGCACTGCGTGCATCGCTGGGTGTAAAGGGTGATAAACCCATACCCGCTGGTAAACTGGCCAAGGCTGCAAAAGCCCCCGGCAAGATGGGTCAACGTGCTCGTTTGGCTCAAACCCTAAAGAAAATGAAATAAGGAAACACTATGTCCGCATTAAACGTAACCCAAGATGAAGCCGACTTGTTATTGACAGGTTTAAAAATGCTTGCCGATGTTCAAAGAAACGCTGGTGTTGTGTCCGATGATGTTACAGCGTTGATTGCTAAGATCACTCCGGCCCCAGTGGTTGCAGTCGATCCGCCTGATGTTGTGGCTGCTGAAGAAATTATTGAAGCACACTTTGCCGCTGAAGAAGATGTGGCAACACCAAAAGCCAAGAAAACCAAGGCAGTTGAAGAATAATGGCAAACACCTCTGGATCAACAGGCTTTAATTTAGACCTCACCGAGTTGGTGGAGGAAGCGTTTGAGCGTGCTGGTTCAGAGTTGCGTACGGGTTATGACCTTAAAACGGCGCGGCGATCATTAAATTTACTGTTTGCTGACTGGGCAAACCGTGGCATCAACATGTGGACGTTTGAGCAGGGTACGATTACCTTTACCCAAGGCTTGAACACATACGCCATCCCCACCGATACAGTGGATTTGCTGGATCATGTGATCCGAACCAACTCAAACGTAGCTGCAACACAAGCAGATTTGACAATCACACGCATCAGCGTGTCTACCTACGCTACGATCCCCAACAAGTTAAATCAATCCAGACCAATTCAGGTTTGGTATCAACGTCTGGACGGCCAGAACGCCCCTGCTAACGTGACTTTGGCAACAACCATCACGTCAACAGACACCACAATCACCCTCTCCAGCACAGTTGGTTTGGCCACATCAGGTTACATCACGTTGGATAGCGAGACAATTTACTACACGTACGTAGACGGCAACAGTTTGGGTGGGTGTTTCCGCGCTCAGAACAACACAACTGCCGCAGCCCACACCGCTGGTGCGGCTGTGTACGTCCCCAACCTTCCCCGAATAACCGTTTGGCCAACGCCTGATGGAGCCCAGACCTATCAATTTGTGTACTGGCGCATGCGTCGCGTGCAGGATGCCGGTAATGGTGTAAATGTCATGGACGTGCCGTTCCGTTTTGTGCCTTGTATGGTGGCTGGATTGGCCTACTACGTGGCTTTAAAAGTGCCCGGTGGCATGGACAGGCTACAAGTGCTGAAAGCGCAGTATGACGAGGCTTGGATGACTGCGGCTGACGAAGATCAGGAACGCGCCGCGTTGCGCCTCGTGCCTAGACAGATGTTCATTGGGGGTGGCTGATGGGTAATCGGTTTTCCTCTGGCAAGAACTCAATTGCAGAGTGCGACCGCTGCGGGTTTCGGTACAAACTGACGTTACTTAAAAAGCTCGTTGTCAAGACCAAGACGTACGACTTGAAAGTGTGCCCTCAGTGCTGGGATCCTGACCATCCACAGCTCCAGTTGGGTATGTATCCAGTGGATGACCCGCAAGGTGTGCGTGATCCGCGTCCTGACCTGAGTTATCAAGTCTCTGGTTTGCTGGCAGATGGGTATAACGGGGGTGGTAGTCGAATATTTCAGTGGGGATGGGCACCAGTTGGCGGAGCATCAAGCTTTGACACATTCTTGACCCCAAATTATTTGGCAATCGCAGTGATAATTGGTACAGTTACAGTTGCAACGACATAAGGAGTCGATCATGGCAAAAATGGAATCAGCGGCATCAGACAAAAAACAAGATGTTGCGTTAATTAAAAAAGCGTTCAAGCAGCACGATACGCAAGAACACAAAGGCGGCAAGGGCACATCCTTGAAGCTTAAAAAAGGTGGCCCTACTGGTCAACAAATGCGTGCGGTTGGCCGCAACGCAGCTCGCGCCAACAATCAAAGGGGCAAATAATGGCTAAATTCAGCATGAAAAAAGGCGGCAAAGAAGTTGGCCCAGCCAGCGTCTACGCACAACCGCATGATATGTCTGGTAAAAAAATGACCAAAGCGCCTGATGAGTTTGGTACAAACCCCGGCTTTCCTCCTAACCGCAGCAAGGCTGAAACCTATGACGTGACTGTTGGCAACATCAGTAAGTCTGCTGGTGATGAGCCTATCAAAACTGACGGTATCAAAATGCGCGGTACTGGTGCGGCGACCAAAGGCTTAATGAGTAGAGGCCCGATGGCATGAATTACACGACGTTGTATAACACGATTCAGTCGTACACGGAGAATCAGTTCCCCGATGTATACCTTGCAAGTGGTAGTACGGTTTCTGCGACTACGCAGATCAATACGTTTATCACGCAAGCTGAACAGCGTATATACAACTCAGTTCAATTCCCATCTATCCGCAAAAATGTCACAGGAACAGCAACAGCAAGCAATAAATATCTATCATGTCCAAACGACTTCTTAGCTGTTTATTCTATGGCTGTTATTGATGCAACTGGCTCTTATGAGTATTTGTTGAACAAAGATGTGAACTTCATTCGCCAAGCATATCCAACGCCAACGGATACAGCTACTCCTAAGTACTATGCTTTGTTTGGCCCTCAATCAACAGATGCAAAAGAATTGACTTTTATTCTTGGCCCGACCCCAGACACGTCGTATAGCATTGAGTTGCATTACTACTATTATCCAGAATCTATTACAACGGTTGCTGGTGGGCAGACATGGCTGGGCGATAACTTTGATACTGTACTGTTATACGGCTCGCTGGTTGAAGCGTATACCTTTATGAAAGGTGAAGCTGACATCATTGCTGGATATGATATGAAATACAAAGAAGCACTTGCGTTGGCGAAACGTCTGGGCGATGGTATGGAGCGTCAAGACGCCTACCGGTCTGGACAGTACAGACAGGCGGTGACGTAATGGCTTTTAGCGGCAACTGGGCTTGCAACACATTCAAAACAGGCATGATGAACGGGACGTTCAACTTTACGTCCGGCTCGTTCAAGATTGCTTTGTACACTAATGCAGCCACGCTTAATGCCACTACCACGGCTTATACGTCTACGGGTGAAGTTGTAGCTTCAGGGTACACGGCTGGCGGTCTTGCTCTCACGATTGCGCAGGTTCCGACTGTAGGCAACTCAGGTACAACGGC